GCAAGTTTAACTACGCCTCTTAATACTCCTCTGTTGAAACCAGCAGGTGAGAACCAAGAATCTGCGATTAAGTCTGTTCTTGCAGCTAATCCAGCAGTATCTCCGTTAAGAGGTACATATCTGAACACGTCATTGTATTTGTCGTATGTATATTTGTAACCACTATCAAATACTATGTATGAAGATGATCTAATACTATCAAAGAAACCTTTAACGTTAGTTGTCTGTGTAGTAGAGTTTGTAACGTTAACAACATCTGCTCTTTCAGGAGAAGCAAATACTACTGCGTCTTTTCTGTTTTCAGCAATTGTTATTAGGTTATCTATGTGTGTAGCGTCACCTTTACCAGCAATGATTAAGTTAACATCAACCGTATCACCGTCCTGATATTTTTCGTATGCAGTTTTTAATTCTGCATTTGTAACAGCAGAACCATCTGCACCATCTATAAGTGATCTAGTAAAAGGTAGTGATAATGCTGTAAATGTAGTACCAGTTGCAGTAGAACCCCAATTTGATCCTGTTGCTACGTGGTCCATCCAGTAAATGTATTGTGATTGATTGTAGATTACATCAACGTAATAGTTTGAATCACCTTGTGCTGTTTTAGCGTCTGAAGCTTTAGATACGTTTGAATAAACTTCTAATACTTCACCAGCAGTACCTGTGATTGCACCGTCTTCATCTACTACGACAATGTGCATTTCATCTCCAGAACCTGATCTTGTTGATGTGTAAGTTGAAGTACCTGGAGCAGCGTCCACTAAATCATAGTATCTCCATCTTCTTCTTACAGCAGATCCGTCTGCTACAGCAGTATGTAATCCGCCTGTACCTGAAGGATGTCTTACAAAAGTAAGGTCGTTTGTACTAACGGCCGTGACTCTGTATTCGTGTCCTCCAGCTTCGCCGAAATTAACTATATCGCCTACAGCAAAGTCTGTGCCTGAAGTTAATGTAATAGTTGTATCTCCAACTGCTGTTGATGAATCGTTTGTTGTTGTTTTTGCAGCCATCTCATATGCCGTTGCACTTGGACATACTGATACTTGCAATGAATTACCCCATGCGCCTGCTGTTCTAGCAGCCCATTCGCCAACGTTAGCAGAACCTGTGTTGTAAGGTCCAGTACTACCGTCACCGTTTTGGTAATGATCTGTATTTTTTATTTGTAAAGCAGTACCAGAAACTACTGCGTTAACACTCCCAGAGTTTGCAGCTCGTACAACTCTTAAACTTGATGAGTACTGCAAGAAACTAGCAGCAGCAAAAAAGTATTCAAAAGTTGTTGAGTCAGGTTTACCAAACGTTTCTACTAATTCTTTTTCAGACGAAATAGATGTTACTTCATCCATAGGTCCTTGAGAGAATTGTCCTGCCATAGCACCTATAGTAGTTGCTACTGCTGGTATTACGTTTGTTAAGTCTTTCTCTTTTACGAGTACACCTGGTGAAACTTGAAATGCCATATGTGTTCTCCTCTTATTAGCTAATAGGTATCATTAATCTCGTTTATATTTATAATATATCACCTTTTCGTACGGTCACTGGCGTCCATACTTCACCACTATCGTCTTGGTGATATTCTTCTTCCTGACCATCATTCATAAACCCGAAAGGTGCCATATCTTGTTCTATTGCGTTTTGTTGTTCAGCATACATTCTAGCACGTACATCTTGGTCAGTCATCTCTTTAAAATATCTTTGATTGGTAATCCATGCAAATATAACGCAACACATAACTAAATCATCATTTGAACCTTCTTCAGCCTGCCAACCACTACCACGTCTTACAAATGTTGATAATTCTTGTATAGTATGAAAATCATTTATTATAATCTTATCTGATTCAAGCAAAGACTTTAAGTTTGAACAACCTATACGTTTTACTTGTTTAGTCATACGAACACCTAATTGTGTTCCTCTTTTACTGAAACCACCACCAAGTATTTGACCTGCTCTACCTTTCATCATACACATTAAAAGATTAGTATATTCTAATTCAAATTGTAAAGCGTCTGCTATTTGATGACCTAAATCATTTACTTCAACACATACATGAGCATTGTTATATGCTCTTGCGACTTTTTCAATTGTATGAGGAAACAATATAGGTTTAATTTCGTTATCTCTAAATTTTGCAACCATTTTATATGGCATTTGTGATACATCAAACACGGTAAAGGCAGAATAATCTCTTACGGTACCTCGTGCCACGTCAACGGTCATAACATAATCTTTGCCTTGTTCAGGTCTTGTGTACATATCTAAACCTTCGTTTGATACGACAGGTGTATTGTGTGATAATGTTCTTAATTTAGATGGATTAATTAATGTATCTACTGATCCTACAAACTCACACTCAAACTCGGTAGCAAATTGTGCCTCACTAGTGTTTCTAATTGTTTCATCTTTCCACTTTTCATCTCTACCAGGTACCTCTGACCAATGTACTTCAATAGGTACATAATCATTTCTTTTATGTTGAGCGTCATTCCATAGTTTATAAAACATATTCATTCCATGTGGTGTAGATACAATCATAACTTTAGATTTTTTACCAGATGAAATTGTAGGATATACTGAACTAAAAAATTGTTCAGATATATTGTTCGGTATGAAAGCAAACTCATCAAGGAATATAATGTTAAATGAACCACCCCTAATTGCACTTGAAGATGTTGCAGCCGCAAGTATTTTACTGCCGTTTTCTAATTCTAAAGAACCTTTGTTCCAGTTTAGTACACCTTGTTGTAACCATTTAGGTAAGTTTTCATATGCAAGTTGTAATCTACCTAATAAATCTCTAGCAGTAGAACTTTTGTTTGCAAGTATGGCAACGTTTATATTGTCATTGAATATAACTTGATGTAATAGATATGCGATAATTGTAGTTGACTTACCAGACTGCCTAGGTAATTTACAAATAGAAAAACGATTATCGTGGAATGTATTAACCATTTTCTCCTGAAAAGGATACATATTAAAAGGTACTAAACCTTCATCAATGTTTACAATTCTTGTATATTCTTTTATAAAATGTATAGGGTCCTCCATACACTTTGCAATCTCTCTTATTTGTTCTTCGGTATAACTTTGTTTGAGATTTGCTTTATATAGGTTAGGGTTACCTAGATATGCTTCAGTCATCAGGATTTACCTTTTTAAAATCTTTGTCTTCTTCACTTTGTACATCTTTATTTTTATTCTTTAGCATTTTATGTAATTCTGCTGAAGAACCTACAAATAGTGCTTGTTTAATATTTGTGCTTGTTTTATTAGGTACGTCTTTAAGTGTTTTAAGTTTGCCTTGCAAGTCTTGTAATTTATCAACCGTATCAGCAACTTGTTTAATTAAGTTACCTGCAACTTCATAGGCACGTGGGTGTTGACTTTCATTTGCAATATCAAGTATGCCTTGTATTGCGTCTTGTCCTCTTTCTATAAGATTGTAATAATTTTCTCTACTATATTTGTAATCATTATCCACATCTTCTTTATTCTTATCTTCAACTCTAGGAACTGGTGGAGTGTATTCTTTTTTGACTACTGCCTTTGTTACAGGCTTGTCGTTAGAGATACCAAGGGCTTCGTTTATTTTTTCGTCTATGCTCATAATTATTCATCACTATCAGTAGTCTGGTTATATGTTTTCGAATCAGCAAAGTTTGTTATAGTTGTTGTAAATCCAAAATCATCATCTGCGTCAGCACTTGTAGGATTAGGCACAATAACTATTCTTTCTTCTCTTGTTGATCCACTTGCTGTATCTGTAAATATATCTGCCGTTGTTTCTTTAATAACTTTAGCAGCATAAACAGGTCCATACAAGTAAGTTTTAGCAGTAAATCCTAATGTATAATTTACAGCACGTCTTGTTGTAAAAGATCCATCGTAAGTGTCTTCATAGTTAACACTATTTAGTGTTATCGGAACATCACGTTTTATTCCCATCTCTGGTATCGCATTGATTGTTACCGTATAGTCAGGTTGAAAGTATGGTAAAATCTGTTCTACTATTTGTAATCCACCTTCAGCAGTTGCTGTAAAAGAATATAAATTAAAACTTATATTATAAGGCACAGGATTATATTGATA